GATTGAAAGTTTCCTAGATTAAGAGTGTATCCAAGTGTTACAGATACCTTTGTTTCATTTCTTTCTTCCACCACTGCCTCCTTCAAAGGCTAATTAATGCTCTCTGTCCAAACAGGTATAAACCTGCCATCTTCAGTTTTTGTATAAACCAGTATACCATCACCAGTTCTACGTGTCAACTCCTGACTTGTAGGAGTCATATTATTTGTTATTAAATTATCTTTTCTTGGTCTACCCATATGTATACTTGCAAGTATATCACGTATCTCTTTTACTTGCGACTCAGAGTAGTATGCTCTTATTTGCCAACCACGCTCACCATTAACTTTTGATCCTGTTGGTGGTGGAATCACTCCTCGTCTAATTAATGATGGAAAATATTTACGATGCCTATTGACAAGTCGTGCAGTTTCTGCTACAGTATATGCCTTTTCTCTATTTTTTCTAAAATCAATACGAAAGCAAGTTTCTAATCTATCTTTTGTAATATTATAAACAGTAACCATTCCAGTAGATCTTGAACTATGATGAAGTCTAACAAGATCGCCATTAAGAAACCAAATATTTTGATTTCCTTTAATTACAGGCTGACTATTGTAGTTTTTGCTCTCAAGTTTTCTTGGGCCAAAAGCCATAAGCCCTCCCTGCTGTCAGAAGGTGGATGATAAAATTTTCTTGTTCCACAACGGATGCAGTATGTTTCTAGATGTATTGTGCTTGAGTACTGTCTGTCAACAAACATTCTACCCTTGCACTTGCTGCAATAAATCATTAAACCTATTCCCCTTAGTTAGGAATGCCAATAACAATTAGATGGATGGCTAGAGAAAGATCTCCAGATGCACCAAACCTAACAATTCCTTCTACTCGTGATGTTGTTACAGATTTTAAAATTACTGTAACGTTTTGACCTGCTGGAGTATTTCCAATATTTAAAGCAGTTGCTGTTGCAATTGGAGCATACTTAAAATCTGATGGAAAATCATATGAAAATGTTTTTTCGTTACCAGCACTTACTGTAGAGTTGTTTGCTACTTCTATATAGCCACCAACAATTCTGGCCTCTGAAGTTTTAATACTTTGCCTGCCTGCACTGATAGTATCAACAGTAGTATAGTTATATGTTGCTGATGAAACCTGTGTTGAAAGATCATTTAGGGTATCAGCCAACTGATAGATGTACGTAACATCTAAAGGTTGTCCTCGTTCTGGTAGCGGTACTTTAGCCATATCTCTCCATTATATCATTAGATCGTTTGATTAAGCATTCTATATACTTTTAAAAATGGTGTTCCTGCAGCGCCATCTGCTCTAGCAATTGGCTGTCCTGTCAAATATACTTCAACACTAAGCCTATTTGGTGCTGATGGTTGAACAACCCCATTTATTGTATAAAACGAAGGATGTGGATAAGATATAGAAGTTGTTTGTATTCTTTCTTTATATACCCAATCTCCGCCGTCATTTCTATCCCATCTTAGCCAAATATCATATCCTGTTGCATTCCTGATTAATGAATTAGTTTTATATGTACCTGCAGGACTTACTGGGGTAGATGGAATATTTCCATTATCTTTATAATAAGTAAATGTGTTAGTAGTCACAGCATTAATTTTATATGTTCCATTAAATGTAGAGTCTACTCCTTCTACTGTTACCCAATCATCAACTGCCATATAATGTGCGCCAGTTGTTGTTATTGTAGCCAAATCATTGTTTAATTCTTTATTATTAATATCAGAAACTGTAGATGTATCTTTTAATACAATTACTGGATCCCATGTAAAATTTGCTACCTGCCCACTACTACTAAAATTTATAGTGCCAGGGACATATGTGTAATCTGGAATAATAAGATATACGGGAGACCAGTGAGAAACTCTGTTACGGTCTTCAGAAATAATTCTATATCTTATCGAATACCCTTCAGTTTCACTACTGATAGGTGGAAGATCCGCATATTCTTGGCGGTACTTTTTAATACCAGAATCTGCCATTATGAAACTCCGACAGTAAATCTAAACTCAATATAGTTACTTGTATTAGGATTTTTAATAATTGTTACAGCGTCTGTATTTTTTACTACAGAATATCCAGTTAGTCCATAAAGAGGGTTAATAGTAGAAACATTCTCTAGGCGTAATGCATCATATGCAATATAATAATCTCCAGTTGGAACATCTGCATTTTGGATAGAGGTATAAATTTTAACCACAGTTACAGCATCCCAAGTAAATCCAGTTGTCATATAAAGGTTTTGAAGTTGTTCTGTAATGACATAATATCTATTTTCTGCAAAATCATATGTTCCGCCTGTGCCAGATCCATTATCTAGTTCGATCTCAAGACGAGCAAACTCTCCAGCATTTTCAGCATCTGTAGAAGCAAATTCAACTAAAATACGAACAGTATCTGGAACGCTGGCTGAATCTCCATCTTTACTAATAAGTGAAAATGCTAATCTTAACTCATCGGTAGGTGCGTTCTTTGAAAAATCTACATCGGCACCAGTTAGATGAATATGATTAGATCCAGGCTCAATAACAAAATGTCCTCCAGAACTTCCTGTTGATGGATCAATGGTTAGGTCTGCATCATCACCCACCATTAAAATCATATTATTTAAAAATCTGCAACGCTCATATCTATCTGCTCTTGATGGTTTAAAAAATATTGAGTTATCTGCATTTGTTTGAAATACTGGATCAGATGTTGCAATAACATTGTCATCATTTGGATCATCTAAAGGTTCTGTAATTGTTGGAATAGCAGATGCAGATGTTTGATCATGATATTGCCAATTTTCACCCTGTGTAAAAGCAAAGACCGTTTTACTGTCATAGGCTCCCGCAGATGGATTCGATCCTGCTGAGTATATACCTATTTCTGTTATTTCATATCTTTCTTCTGTTGGTAATTCTGCTGTTAGGACTAGTTTTTCTGTACCGCCATCATTTACAAAACCTCTTGAAGAAATAGGCACTCTAAACATTTCAAAATCAAGGTTTTCCTTTGCTGAGTAGTTTCCATATGGGTCAGCAGTTGCTAAAGGCTGTGCGCCGCATCCTACAGCAATATAGGACGCATAGGCAGGAGCCTGCCCAAGAAGGTACTTACCAATAATAGATTTGCCTGTGTCTGTAATCATAATTCCGCCTCATATATTGTACCACTGGTGGTAATTTCTACCTGAATTTGCTCTCCATCTTCAATATTAACTGCATCTATGATTAAGTCTCCAGTTTCTGGATCAATATATATGTGTTCTCCATTTGGACCACTACCCACATTTGGAACCTTTGACTCAAACTTAATAGAAAAGTTTTGAAAATATTTATCTGATGTTGCTTGAAGACTGACAATATTATTAGAGTTATATTGTTGTTGAATTGCACTTAAATTTTTTATTGGTTGATAAATAACCTGTTGACCATTTACTGTGTCATTTCTAGCAATATTTATTAATTCTTGTCCACCAATATTTTCAAAAATAATATCCGCCATTATTTCAATAGGAGTTGTTTCTTCATTAAATAATATTGTGTCAATAGGCGCTGTTAAAACTGGATTAACAGAAAAAGCACTTATATTAAGACCAGCATTAGACGGTGTTGGTGGGGTTGCAGATACTGTCATTTTATACCTCGCTCAAATATACTGTCATAGTTGGACCATCTGGATTTCTACCATACTCAATATTATATATTACAAAACGGTCTGTTGTTGGAGCAACAAGATCAAGGCCAGTTGAGTCTTTATAATTGATAGTTACTATATCTCCTAGTTGTAGAGTAGGTATCGCAAACATGCTTACTCCAATAGCCTTTTTAGGCTTCATAACTTTATTAATAATCCATCCCATTAATTCTTCTGCATCATCATCGCTTTGAATATACGGGGTATCAATAGAAAATTCATTCTTTCCATATATGATTCTGCTTTGTCTTATTTCATCATACTTTGCCTTTTCTACTAAAGATGATGTTACTATTGGACTACCTTGCAATTGCTGATTAGCAAAATTACTTTTCTTTTTAAAATATTCATCAACAGTTAACTCATATGTTGTATCTTGAGTAAATGTTATACCCTGGATTCTTAAATAGTTTCCTGTTGTTTCATCTAGATTTAATGCTGTATCTGTTGCATTAAATATTAAAAATTCTGCACCATAGGAGTCTGCCTGGAATCCAGAAGTTGTATATCCTTTAATTCTATTAAGAGTTGGAGACAACTGTGCATAAAGTGCTGGATAGGAACGATCATATTTAATATCAAAGTATGCACACTCACGCATAATAGTTCCAAACTCATCAAAATACATATTATATTTTGGTGGTTGTTGAGAACTAATGCCAGTGAGGTAGGTTGCCTGAATAATTCCACTCATTGCATATTTACGGAAAGACTCATTTGCATCAATGCCCTTATCTCCAAATGCACTTGACAATGTTTCGCCAACTGTGAATACAGTATTCTGAGAATAGTTTTCTGCTAAAGCATATACATTTTCAAACATTACTCGTGATGAGCCACGAATGAATGGTGCCATATTATTGTAAATAGGTAGTGGATCTGTATCGTCAACAATCTTAATTAGTTTATTATTAATATACAGATAGAATCTACGAACAGTTCCAATGTCTTCATACTCTACAGATAAATCATATACTGTTGTATTTTCTTCGCCAGCCATTCTATATTGACCAGTGAATCTTCCATCGTCAACAATAATGCTTGTTAAGCCACCCCAAAGTTTTACAGGAATTGCCTCATCGCTCACAGAGTCTTTTTTAACCTTATAAAATACAACATTGTTAATAGATATATTTGGATTGCCAGCATTATCTATTGTAATATAAGATTCAATATTGTCTTCTGTCATTGCCACTATCTCAAAGTAGTATCCATTGTTTGTTTCTGGATTAAGCAATACTGCTATACCGCCAGATCCTCCACCAATGCTAATATTTTGATTTGGAAGCGCTCCTGTAACCTGATAATATGATGTGCTACCTATTGGTGTTTGTGCACGATTTTCGTTATTTTCAATTTTTCCAATAATTCTCATTCTAGTTCCAAAAAGTTTATAGGCATCATTTAAATTTTTATAAACATATGAAACAAAGTTAAGTGGGTTTTCTGTTGTTTTAAACGATGGGCCATTCATAACAAGAGCAGAAGATTGCATAGTTCCTGCTTGAGTAGATTTAAGGTTATTAACTTCTGTTTCAGTCAGATAGTTTGTAGCCATAAAATTTTTAATAACACCATTTCTAGTTGTTTGTTTTGCTAAATCATTATTTACTCCAGCAGCGCCAGTTGCTGTAGATGGAATAGTTGGATCTATTTCTGTTGTAAACAAATACTGTGTTTGCATAGTGCATCCACGAACATAAGAATTGTTGCTCCAATAGTCGCTAATTCCAGCATTGTGCTCAACTATAGGTGTTCCAAATTGTCCACGACCATGCTCATAAACAGCACCTGGCTGTAAACGCTCTATGCCATCAATTGTTTCATAATAAGGAACAGAATAAATACGAATTAAGCCAGTTGGATAAATTTTCCCATTAAATGGAAGGGTAGAAAAATATCTTTGATATTCTTGATTACTTGTAATCCAAACATTGCCAGTTCCTGTAATATTAAATTGAGCAGCATCATATCTTATTATTTCTCCATTAGCATAAAAATACCCTTGATATCTTGTTAGCCAATATACACTTTCTCCTAAGTCAAGGGTATTATTTATAACTACCCCGCCAGATACTGTTGGTGGAACTGCTGGAAGCGTAGAATTAATTGGCATAGCGCCAAGGACATAGTTACCCTGTTGCGATGCAACCTCGTTAACAGTTTTTGTTGATTGCGTTCCAGATACTTCCCATAAAAGGGCAGGCTTATAAATCCAAGTTTTTTCTTTATCAACCATGCTTGACTGTCTAATAGATCCGTATGATCTTTGCAAATATCTAGTAGTATAAGATATCTTGCCATCATTGTAAACCTTTTTATCTTGAGATGTAATTGATAAAATATTTGGTAAATTTCCAGATGATTGATTTTCAATTACACCTGTATCTGTTTGATTATTATTGCCCAATAAAATAAAGTCTGTTGCTCTTTCAGTAGTAGAGGGCATTAAATAATTTTTACTCATAACAACAAAATTATTATATTCATCAAAGAACATGGCGGTCTGCGTAGCCAGTGCTAATTGATTTAAAACTTCTGCTACGTTTTGATCTGGAGCAACAAAAAAATATGGTATAACAGGATCTGATTCTCCAGTTAATCTTTTAAAAGTATAATTTGTAAAACCAATATAATCTAGCAATGTGGTAATTGCAAAACTAAGAGATGATTCTGTCAATAAGAGTCTTGGCGCTGGCATTGACTCAAGAAAGAAATAAAAGTCTCTTAATTCAATTTCAATAGATGCGCCAGTAACGTCTGCTTGCGGGAAGCCTTCGGAATACATAGTTTTGATTGGAACATAATAATCATATAGGGTGCCGCTGGAATCCTCAACTTCTGAAACTATTTCGTGAAAAACAAATTTTATATTTTTTCTAATATAGTCTGAAATAATACTGGATGTATTGTTTTCATTAAATGCTTGGTCATCATCAAATATTGAAAGAGATCCTGTAGATGCTAGTAACTGCCCTACTGGTAAAGAAGTAACTCCAATATCTGAAAGGATTTTAGTTAGTTTATAGTCTATAATTTTATCTGATAAATCTACAACTAATCTTGGAGAAAACTCAATAAGATCAAATGTTGTATCAAATTTATTCATAGTATCTACTACAATTCTAATACCACGAATGTATTGAAATTCTCTATAGGTTGTCCCGCCAGAAACATTGTTGGAAAAAGATGCTGGTGATGTTAGGTCGGTTACAAAACTTGTTTGACTGTTTATAGTTTCTGAGCCAAGACTCCACCCATAGGTAGGAGAAAAAGTTTCATAACTACTTCCAGTCCAAATATAAAAAGTTCCTACCTCATTATCATTTGCAATAACTAGGTATGCGTATCCATTGAGTGCTTGGTCTGGCAACATAGTACTTGAAGATAGTGATCCTTTATATTTATAAATGTCTTTATATTTATCTGGAATAATTAATCCATATTGCAATTCAACGTATCCATCTGGCGCAATGATAGGAGAACCATTTGCTCTTGTATCATTTTCTGTAAATGTATATGCATCTACCCAGTTATTTCCATTAAGATATTGAACTCTCCATCTTGCTGGAGTTCGTTTATTTGATTCCCCATACAATGGATCTGATATTGATCCTGTTGGCGTAGTAAAAGGACCTAGATTTACAGTGCCAACACCAGTTTGCATTTTTACTACAATCCTATTTGCTGGAACCTGATTTTTATAAACAACAAAAGGTACTGCATCATCAATATAATATAATGAGTTAGAGATATTTTTTGCAATACCATACTCAACATTGTTTTCTGTTCTATAAGAAGTCCAATACCTAAATTGATCATACCTAGATGGCATATACCAACGTGGGCGTTGTGCTATTGCTGATCCAGAGTTTGGCATATATGATCCAGAAAAATATAAAGGTTTATTTACACCTGAGCGTGGTCTAAATGGTTTTATGCAGTCTTCTAAAGAATAAAGCATTTTCATTTTTTGTTTTTGTAATATAAATTGTTGTGGGGTTCCAGAGTTATCAAAACCTCCATCTACTACAACATCTGCATCAGTTGCTCCTTTGTAATAGTTTCCAGAATCTAGTTGGTCAAATATTACAGGCAATGTATAAAATTGTGAACCTGGAGTTGTTGGACGGTATCTATAATTGCCAAGATAAAAAATATTATCTGGCATATTCATATTCCATTCACCAATTACTAATGATTTTAGTTGAATTGTTGCTGATGTTTCTAAATGAGTCTTTAATGCTGTATTAACAAACATACTAGACCTCTTCTAAAGTTACATTAATATTCCAGAAATCGTATGTGCTACCACCACGTTTTACAACTGTATAACTAAAGTCTGCAAAATATACCTGAATAATTTCATTATATTGTCCTAAATGACCAAATGAAGCATCTGTAATTTCTCCATTTGTTTTAAAATTACTATATTTATCATATGCTAGATACATCCAAAATGGTCCAGGATGACTGTTATACCAGTCTAAAATTGCTACACCGCCAGCACCACCGTCTGAGGTAAATTCTCCGCTAGTGTTTTTGTATGGTGAAATACCACTTGAATTAAAGTCTGCAACTTCAAAATATGCACGGGATGGAAGCATATTCCAAGACCAACTAATGCTAAGTTTATCTGCAATATGATAGGATCTCATCCTACCATTTATTGTTCTTTCTCGTTTTTCTATTCTTTCTTTGCTGAAATTAATTTCACTACGATTATTGTCAGATAGTATTAAAAATTGATCAATTAAATCTTCATCAGTACCGCCAGGAACTACAGCACCAACCTCATAGCCATTTGGAAGATATAGACCATTAGTTAAAGTTCCAGAGTTATTAGACCAAAGGACAGCCTCTGGGCGCTGATATCTTTTACGACCTGCCATATATGCTGCTGTAGCCATTATTAAACTCTCTGTGTCCTAATTCTCTGTGAATCAACCTGTTTAATCTGTGTCATAACTGCCCTTGCAATTTCATCAGGGTTTGCTCCAGATTTAACATTTACATTGACACTATAATTATACACTGCGTCGCCTGCATATGTGCCATCATTTATGGCCTTCATACGGTCAACCCCATAATTTTGTACAGCATATCTACTCATAACAAATTCGCCTGGCGTTAACATTGCTGGTACAGTATCAGTACCCAAAACCTTACCACCAAAGGCATATCTTTGTGTAATAATTCCACCACTAGCCTTGCGCTCTGCTAAAAAGTTAGCAACTACGCTACTGGTAACTCCACCTATAGTTGACGGCGCTGGCTTTTTTGTTGAACTTGTTGTTCCAGTTACTTTCTTTGCTGCATCAACTACCTTTTTATCTTGTGCTGCTAAAGATGCTGCAAAATCACTAGGCGTTGCTCCTGGTTTTAATGAAGATGCAACAATATTATTATATTTATTTCTTTCATCAACTAAATTAATAGCATCTATTACTTTTTTATCTGCTGCTGCTAAAGCATGTCCAAAATCACTTGGCGTTGCACCAGGTTTTAATGAAGAAGCAACGATCTTATCATAATCATTTTTTGCTGCTTCAACAAATGGAGTAAATATATTTTCTGGTCTTGGTGTTACTGTAGAAACTTCTGGTGTTGGAGTTGGTATTGGAGTAGGCTTTGGAGTAGGAGTTGGAGTAGGAACTGTAGTAACTCTTGGCTTAATTTCTTCTGGAGTTGCTACACACTCCCCTGTGTAGTAATTGTAATAAGGTTTTGCAGGACCACATGGCCCCGCTGGTATTGGCTGTGGTTGTGGCTGTGGTTGTGGCTGTGGTATGCTACTAAATAGTGTTGCTGGTTGTCCTTGCCCCTCATCTACATATGTTTCAATATAATATGCCCAACCAGAAGGACAACTTGAATCTGGCTTCATAATTGGTAAAGAAACTTCTAGTTTAGGAGCAAGATACTGTTCATTAATTGGAGCAGTATCAATCTTTGGAATAACTGGCAATTCCATTTCTGCTCTTAGTTTTGCTATTTCATCAATTACAGCCTGGAATAAATCTGGGGTATCTGTAATAATTTTATTAATATAAGAAGCATATCCGCCAGCAGCCTTTAGAACATTTGTAATAAATGATTCACTATTAATATCAATTCCAGCAGCCTTTGATAGATCAAGAACCTTTAGGGCATTTTCTATTTCTACCTTTGTACCGCCGAAACGCTTACTAATTTCATCAGTCATTCTTCTGATGGAAACCATTGTTACATATTCAATATTTTGAATTGTTTCTTGAATACCATCTATGTTATCTTGTATAACTACCTTTTGTTTTTCAAGATTTCTTGTTTGTTCAAATTGAATTTTGCTAATTTCTAATTGTATTTTTTTATTAGCCTCTTCTATTTCTATCCTGCCCAATGCTGCAATTTCTTGCTTTCTAGCATTTTGCAATACCTTTCTTTGGTTGGAAGATGCCATATTTCTTTGTTGGCTACGAAGATCTTCTACAGCCTTTGCAGCAGCAGAGATATCACCAGTAGTGAGTGCGTCCGCTACAGTTAGTCTTGCTCTTTGAACATTTTCAATGTCTTGATTAATCTCAAGAATATTTTCAAGAATTCTTTCCTGCTCATCATATTTAGCATTAATTTTTTCTTCAGCAAACCCGATTGCCTCTAGTGCAAATGTATTTTCTTCAATAATATCTTGAAGTGGTCTAATTTGCTCTCTTTCTATTTGATCAATCTTGCGTTGAACTTGCTCTAGCGCCCATTCTTGGTCTTCAAGAGCACGGTTTTGACGCTCTAATTCATGAGAATATCTCATTGTAATTAGTTGTTCTTGTAGATCAAGGAATGCTTTCTTTCTATTCAAATCAGCAATTGTTGCATCACCAATTTCTGCACCTGCTTCTTGTATTAGGGCAGCCTCTCTTTTTAGTCTTGCATACTCTTTAATTGCTGCAATATTCTGTTGAACTCCAGCCTTTGTCTTCAATAGAGCAGCCATTTCAGCATTACCTGCTAGTTCTGATGCTGTAGCAGCATCTACCTTTGCTATTCTTAATTGTCTATATGCTGCAATTTGATTTTTAAGGGCTGTAATCTCATCTTGCAAAAATCCTTTTTTGCTATTAGAGTTTGCTGTATCAACTTTGTTTAATTCTTTAGAAATTCTTAAGGCTTCTTCAATTGCTTTTCTAATTTTTATTTCATAATCTACAACTGCAGCATTTGCAGTACCCCTTCTATATGCTGCTTCTGCGGATGCATCTGCTGCTGCCCCTGCTGCTATATTTGCATCTGCAACTTTATTTAAGGCATCTGCGGTTCTTAAAGCCACGGCATAATTTACCAAAAGTGCTTCTGAAACACCAGCGGTAGCACCCTTCAATATAAGTTGTGCCTGACTTAAGTCATTCACTCCCTTAATAACCTTTGCCAAATCTGGATCTATTAACTTAACTGCTTTTCTAAATAGTGCTAACTGTGTTGCTGAATCTGGCACAGAAGATTTAATAGTATTAAACAGTCCATCAAACATCTTATTGTATTGGTCAAGATTTAGACTTCCACTATCAGCAAGTCTATTAATACTTTCAATATATGATGATACTGCAGTACCTGCATTTTTTAGAGCAGCCTTTGCTTGTTCTGTTGGCACAAGCGCTTCAACAAGTTTAATTTGAGCAGAACGTCCTTCTCCTTCTGCAACGTATTTAAATGTTTTCTGAAGTCCACTAATATAAGTAGTTTGGAATCCTTTTAATGCATTTCCAACTTCACCATTTAATTGCTTAATGCCTGCTTCATCAAATTTTAGATTTGCAAAGTCAAGTTTGACATTTGTTTTGCCAGCCTCTTCTTTTATAGCAGCAATTAATTCTTGAACCTTTTCTTTTGCCATACCTTGAGAAATAAGTTCTAAACCTTTTAGAGTTAACGCAGACTTTGCTTCTTCGTCAGATAGTCTTGATACAGCACCAATTGTTCCGCCAAAGGCTTCTTGGAATCCTTTATCTTGCTTTAATTTTTCTCTTTCACTTCTTTGTACAGCAGAAAGTCTTTCTAGTTCTTCTCCAAAGTTTTCAAGAGATCCCTTTTGTGGAATTAATCCAAAATAATCGGAAAGGAAGTCGGACTGCTTTGTTGTCTTTGCCAAAACATCACTAAAGGCTTCAAGTTGTTTTCTTTGCTCCTCTAGTCTCATATTGTTTAGTTTAATAGCACCAGCCATAAGACCAATTACTGTTGTTGCTATTCCAACAGGACCTAAGAAAGTTTTTAAGAATAATCCTGCTTTTGCAAGATTTCCAATAAATCCTGCTCTAGCGGCCATTCCTATTCCTGCCTCTTTTGCAGAAATCACTGCCCCTGCTGCATAACCAATTCTACTTTGTGCAAGTTCTAAAATCTTTGTCTGCGTCAGTGCTTGTGTAACAGACATTAATACAAACATAAGTCCAGTTAATTTTGATATTGCACCAGAAAACTTTGCTAATGGGCCATCTGCAAATAATGTTGTAATTCCAGATAATGATGATATGGCAAATGTCGCAGACATTAAACCAGCATTCATCTTGCTAAGTCTTTCTGCGTTTAACCTTCCTTGTCTTACCTGCTCATCACCAACTCTTTTAATACTTTCTGACAATGCACTTTGTTCCTGTATCTGTGACATTGGTATTTCTTCAGGTGCACCTTGTGGCCTTCTTGCTATTCTTCGTCTACGACCACCACTTTGAGTTCCAGATACCGCTTGTGTTCCAAGATTTTCTGCAACAGCAACAGTTTCATCTGTCTGATTTATCATTCCAACCTGAAGACCACGTGCAATATCTTCTCCAATAGGAATTGTTCTACGTGAAGGAGATTGTGTTCCAGCAGCCTGAGCGGTTGCAAGAACTGCTTCATTTGCTACCTGTGCTCCCTGTGATGCTGCAATTGAGGAAACATTAATTCCTCCAGTCATTCCTCCATATCCACGACCAACAAAATGCTCTCCTCCAAGCCTTATTGCTTTTCCGCTTGGCAAATTGATTTTCTTTTTCTTTGACATTTGACCAGGGAACTTTTGGCTTGGAACCTGGTATGGTTGCATTCCAGCAGCGATAGCCTGAGATTCATTTATATTAAACCTTATTTCAGTAAATGCTGCTTCTGCCATATTTAATGCTTGTCTAAGTTGTGAAAATTCTGGCAGCGTTGAACGCACTTCTTTTTCTATAGCAGCAAACTGTGTTGATGTTATTGTTGCATTTTCATCAAATGATATTAATGATTGAACTGCTTCTTGTAATTTAGAATCATATAATGTCAATTCTGAAGATACATCATCAATTTTTACTCCAGCAATATTTAATGATTTATTCCATTTTTCCATACCCTGTTTTTGGAAATCTGATAAAAATTCTGTAGCCATTACTGGTTTATCTCCAGCCATTCCTATATTCAATGCTTTAGACTGTGTAAATCCAAGCCCAGAATAAACGAATGTTTTTAATTCATTTCCAAATACTTTTGCTAATTCTCTCAGTGTTGCCATCATAGATTGAGACATTGTTTTTGGTGCTTGCTCTAACATTTCAAGCAACTTGCCAATTTCTACAATTTGTCTATTTGTTATGTGTGCAAAATCAGCATCTCCAGGTACGCCTTTCTTATAACCTGGTATATTTCCAGCAATCATTCCTTGAATTAATGGGGCATATTTCTTTGCCATTTCTGCTGGAATAACTGCTTCTCCAGGCGTAAGCATTGCTGGAACAGTATCTTTATTTCCAGTTCCTGGAACCATTACAACACCATTGTTGTATCGCCTTCCTGGCTGAGGAATCATTGCTCCTGGGAAATTCATTGCAAATCTTTGTCCTGCAGATATTGCAGCCAAATATTCAGCAGTTAGTTTCTTTAATGCTCCAGCCTCTACATTAAATGTTTGGGTTAATCTAGAATGAGCCTGATCAAGAGAGGCAGCAACAGCAGCAGCATTTTGTTGTTCAACTGTCAAATATTCAGTTTGCTCTCCTAGTATTTGTGACTGTCCAGTTAATCTTAAATATCCATTACGAAGAACCATAAAACCTTTAACAAGGTTTGCTATTCCGTTTGCAACCAAACCAAATGTCATAAGAAGAACTGGCCCAATTGCTCCTACCGCAACAGTTAAAAGGGTTATTGCTTTTTTAGCGCCAGAGGATAGATTATTAAACTTATCTAGTATTCCTCCAATAAAATCTACTATAGGAGTTACTGCTTCTAAAAATGTCTGTCCAACTGGAACTAATGTTAGTTTTAGATCTTCTACTGCCTTTCTAAATTTATTCATTGCAGATTCTGCAGTCATGCCTAATTCTTGTTCTGCAAGAGCGCTCAATTCTTCTACAGATGCTCCAGTTAATTCAAGAACACGAGATGCTTGATTTCCATCTCTAATTACGTTATCAAACAATGCAGACAAACGGGCTTGCTGGAACTTACCAAATAATTGCTCAATTGCTCTTTGTCTATTTAAATCACTTAAATTATCAAGAGCAAGTGCAAAATCTATTACTGTTTGCTTTACATTACCAACATTCTTTTCTACAATTTGATTAATGTTAATACCAAATCCAGCAAGCATGTCGCTTGCCTTTTCTGTTGGGTTGATAAGAGATGCAAGGCCAGACTTTAGTGCGTTAGCACCTTCTGATGCATTGATACCGCCTTCTTTCATAGCAGCCATGAAGAATGCTAAATCTTTTACATCTCCACCTAACTCCCTAACAATTGGTGCTGCTTTAGGAATTGCAGTTGTAATATCATCAAGTGATACAACGGTTTGGTTTTCAACTGCGTTCAAGAAGTTAATTGCTGCTGCAAGATCTTCAGAAGACATTCTGAAAGCATTTTGTAATGAAATTGTAGTTTCAAGAGCCTTTTGCTGATCAATCTGACCAAGAACTTGTAGTCTTGTTGCTTCAATGGTTTGACGCTGTAAGTCTAGACCTTGGAAACCTGCAGCGGCTGCTTCTGCTGCTAGACCAACTGTTTGTGAAACAGCAATACCATATTTAGTAAACTGCTCTCCAATTTCTGTTATGTTATCTAAAGCCTGTTTAGTTTCTGCAGCAGGAGTAAATAAGTCTCCATAAACTTTTCTAAATTTAAGTGCTGCTGCTTCCATTTCCATAAATGTACGAGCAGCAGTCGTACCAAGCGCAGCAAGTGGAAGGGTAAAACCAACCATCAACTGACGGCCAGCCCACTGTGTATTCTTACCAAAATTCAACAGATTTGTTGAACCTTGTTTCATTAATTGATTAAATAAAGCCTGTCTTTGTGCTGCAATTTGTACTTGTGTGCCAAAATCTTTCATATCAAGCGATGTAGGCATAATTGCAATTGCCTTCATTGCTCCAGTAGCATCACGACCCATCTTAATATACTGAGTCTGTAGTCTTTTTACTCTTTCTTCTGCTACCTTATTTATTGTGTCAAATTCAGAACGGAATAGTTTTCCAAATGTTTTTGTGGATGCCCCCGCATAGCGGAAGTATTCCCGCATAGAAAATTTGTTTTTTTCTAGTGAGTCTGTAAAAGATTCTGCTGTTGTTTTAACTGTTCGTAATTCTGCAGAGAACCCACTAATAGCATTTACGCTATTGATGAAGTTTCTCTGCAGATCACGTTGTGCTAAAGCAGCCGTTTCACTTGAACGTGCTACAGATGTGTGAAACTGTGATATCTGACGCTGAAGCGATTTTAACTGTGCTAATGCATTTGACGTATCTATATTTACGCCAATATTAGCATTAACGTCAGCCATTAGGTTTCACCTTCTTTATTAACTTGTCATTACATACTTGTATTTAGAACATCTGAAACTTCAGCAAGTTTAACACCTGACGCTGCTTCGACGATCTTATATACTGTTGGAAGGTCAAGAAGTTCTTCCAACTTTGCAATATCTCCAGCCAATTCAGGCTTGTATTGCTGCATTGCAATTTGAACACATTCGACAAGAAGAGTCATTGACTTTTCGTTGTCTTCCGCCACTGCCCCAACTCCTTCAAACTTCTTCATAAAAGGACGAAGAAGAGAGATTTTTAGGGGACGAACATTGATTTTTGTTCCGTCGATCAGCGTGAGGGTATTTTCCTCATGCACTGTTGTTGCCATTTTTCCTCCTATAGGTTAATCTCAATTATAGCATAAAACACTAATTTCTAAGATCTTCGTAATCTATACCCATTCCAATTCCAAAGCCTGCTTTTCTTGCATTCTCTCCCTGAAGAGCAAGAATATCATTACTATCTGTTGCCTTTCCTTTGCTAAAAACTCTAGCCTTCATATCTTCCCACTCTTTTTGGCCACGAGTTTGACCAGATTGTTTGTCTAAATCTACCCCCTGTATTGCCGCCAAAAATTTTTTTTCAGAATAATCTAGTTCTCTTTTTATACTTAAAGTAGCAAGCAGTTCGGGCATTGATAATGACTCTTCTAATTCGGAATAATCTTTCCAAATACCAAGCAAAAATACCTCAGATTCTAGTTTTGCTAAATCTAAATCAGACCATGACGTACCACTATTATTTGCTTGATCTTTTACGGTCTCATCTGATGCCTGATTTATCTTTATACCTGCAGCAATATCTATAACTTTATATACCGTTGGCATATCCATATTGTCTTGCAGGTCTGATACAGTTTTTGATATTTTTGGATAATATTGTTTCATACATATTCTTGCACATTCAGATAGGATTTCTATAGCCTCATAGTCATCTTTTGCATCTTTTACTAAGTCAAATTTTTGCATAAATTCTCTTAGATATTTAATCTTTAATGGAACAAGATATATCTCTGTACCGTCAATTAAAAAAATATTATCACTATTATAAATTTCTGTAGCCATTTTATCTATTCTATCATAACGAAAAACCCGCCACACGAATGTGACGGGTTTCGTTAATCTAAAACTAGATTATTATGATGCTGGTGCCCAAGTACGGTCAATAAGTTTTCCGTAGGAAGCACTAGTATCTTCAGGAAGAAGACGGAAGGAAACCTCAAACATTGATGGTTCGTCACGCTTTGCGGATACAGTTACGTTCTCAATTGAGAGCGCACGATACGCAGCGTAAACACGCTCAACATATGCGGAGTCTTCGCAATCTCCAGTTCCAGGACCTACA